ATAGGGATTCCAAGTTGGATGGCTTCCCCATGTATCATTCCAGTACCAACCCCATGAAGCATACACTGTGCCATCTATAGTGCGGTGATTACCGGGCCTATTGTATCGTCCTATCCCGCCTCCGCCGCCTGACCATCTGTGACTATTAGGATCGGGCACAATTGCTCTTTGTCTAAGCCAAGCTAAATCTCTGTTGTCTGGGCTTACTATTTTATCCTGATTAGTTGTAGGGTTCATTGCGTCGGATGATATATTTATTGTATCCTCTTCTAGCCACCTTCTAAATTCTACATGCGCATCTACAAAAGAAACAACAGAACCGTTATTATGATAAACTCCCGGCCAGTCTTGAGAGAAAAAGCTCTCACCGCCTTTAAGCGTTGGTGCTACTCTAAAATTTCCAGCGTTAATGGATTGGGGCGGCATTTCAATAAAAGTAAATAAAAGGCTAGGGTTGTTTACATCATCATATTCATGATGAACTTTGTATTGGGTATCTGACAGCCATGGCCATCCTGACCAACCGCCAACAAAAAGATTTATACTATAAGAACGAGGCCTGTTTATAATCTTGGAGTTAACCGTAACAGTTGATCTGTCTCCCGGGCAATGATATATACCCATACCCGCGTAAGGCTTTAAGGGGGAAAAGAAAAGGGGCCTACGAGTTTGTCCCCATGGACCGTTTCCGCTCATACTATCGGCAACCCACGCCCACATACCAGTAGGCTCACCAGCCCAAGCTGAGGCGTAAGGGAACCTATTTTCGTGGTCCCCTGCAAACTGCGTGTAAGCGAGGTTAAGTTGCCGATGATTGTTTATGCAGGCTGCCTGCCAGCCCGTTTGCTTAGCCGACGCTAACGCAGGCAGCAGAAGAGCTGCTAAGATCGCAATGATGGCTATGACAACAAGAAGTTCAATTAGAGTGAACCCTCTGGTTGCTTTCGCCGCAGTCAGGGCTTTTGTGTGCACAATATATTTTAACGTTACCTATGGTAAAAAGATTCATAGTTTTTTACACAAGAAACGGCCTTTTGGTAAAGGAGCAGTCGTTAAAAACGGAGGTCCACGGGTGGTGGTCTTTTTCTTCAATTAAAAAATTAAAGTAGTTTTCATATTGTTGCATAATATGGGAAACTTCAAAGTTTGCTTGTGCATAGCTGCGGCAGTAGTATGGATCGATAGTGTTGAGTAGATTGGCAGCGTGAAAAAATTCATTTAGGCTGCGGCATCTAAATCCTGTTTTGCGGTGAAGATTGTATTCACACGGCGCCCCCCAGTCTGTGGTTAAAACGGGGGTTCCTGAAAACCACGCTTCAATCATGGCCCACCCGCAAGGTTCCATATAAAGCGTAGGCATTAAAAGTCCTTTGGCTTTTTTTAGCAATTGGGCCCTTTCTTCGTAACTCACGGTATGGATATATTCAGCGTAAGGGTTATTTTTTAAAAGGGTGGTTTCGAGAGTTTGCGGGCCAACAAACTTGATTGGCTGCCGCAACGCCCGAGAAAGATTATCAGCAACATGAACGCCCTTACCGTCTACGATGCGCCCTAAAAATAAAAGGTAATTTTCTTTTTCGGCGGAGAATTCAAATGTATCCATATCAAAACCCGGCGGGATAACATGATCGGACGGGGAGGGATGCTTGATCTGCGCGCCTCCTAACATCCGGTGTAAGTGGGAATAGGATTCAAAGACCCTGTTGTTTGCAAAAAAAGAATCGTAGCCGATGCTTGGCTCAACAATTATAGTTTTGTCGTTCAGCTTCTCGCATGCGTCCTTATGGCCGAACCCCCAGAACGCAAGAACAAAATCATTTTTACTATGGTTTCGTTTTAGGACCTCTGTTACGACGTTTTTGTTAAATTCTTCGTGCACTTTGTTTTTAGTGCCTTGCGGCAGAAAGTCTTGCCATTTTTTTTCTTTGTATTCCGCCGCGTATGTTTCTCGAGAGATAACATTAATATGTTCGGTGCATTTAACGTGGGAGTCCGGGTGCCCGTAGTGATAGACCGTGTGGCCACGTTTTGTCATGTGAGTGCAAAATTTGTAAACTTTTTGGGTAAAGGCAGAAATGGTGATTTCTTTTTGGGTGGGGTACATCGGGATAGACAATACGTGAAAAACCATTTCTTTTATATTATCGCGGCAAAATACCAATGTCAAGTGTAATTATATACGAATATATGGCAACTAGGCGTAAGAAACCTAAGGTGACGGAAAAAATTTTGCCCATACCGGAAAGCAAGTACAGGTTAAACCTTAAACACTTTAACATAACCGATAAGCAGAAAGACTTTTTAAAAAAAGCGTTAGACGAAGAAACAAAAATAATGTTCATAGCCGGACCGTCAGGATGTTCTAAAACATTTATGTCAGTGTACTCGGCTTTACGGCTTTTTAACGAAAACAACGAATATGATATTTTTTATGTTAGAACTATCGTTGAGAGCGCCGATCGAGGTCTTGGCCATTTGCCCGGAGATGTAGAGGAAAAGTTTCATCCCTTCATGATGCCACTAACAGATAAAATGCAAGAACTATTGAACCCTGATCAAATTAAAATGTTAACAGAGGAAAAAATTATTTCCGCAGCCCCGGTAAATTATTTGCGTGGTGCCAACTGGTCCGGCAAGTTAATTATTGCGGACGAATCTCAGAATTTTACCTTGAAAGAGCTGGTGACGTTGGTTACGCGTATTGGACAAAATACTAAAATGTTTGTGTGCGGAGACCCTCTGCAGTCAGACATTAATGGCAAAACGGGGTTCCGCACAATGTGGAATACTTTTAATGATAGCGAAAGTGCTGAGCGCGGCATTCATTGTTTTGAGTTTAGCAAAGATGATATAGTAAGAAGCGAAATTCTTAAATTTATTGTAAATAAAATTGAAAACATCCCAAAAATTAAAAATATATAGAAATGGCTAGTATATTTTGTCCTGACTGTGGAGCTAAAGCTGCCTATACTCTAAACAAACCTAAGTTTTGTCAAGGCTGTGGTGTGAGGTTTGGAGATAGCGTAGCTACCGCTTCAACAGATCAAGAAGAAGAAATAGAGGCAAGTGCTTGGACGCTTGGGAAATCGGACTATCATGTTGAGATAGAAAAGAACAAGGTAACCTTTGGGGATTTGATCAATAATCCCCTAGATCCCTCCCAACTAGAAGTGAGTTCCCACCCCCTTAAGAAGGGGCACAAAAAACAAACCATAGAGAAGTTCCTTTCTCAGTCACTGGCAGAATGTGCATCTTCAAAACAACAGCCAACAATATCTGAGGATGGATCAGAATGACACTTACGAAGATAAGACTGACGTAATAGACAACGAGATACGCAAAAGATACTACAAGTGGCACCTTCATGCCATTGCTTGGTTTGACTTCGATGACGTATCTCAGATTATTCGCACTCATATTTTTAAAAAATGGGACCACTGGGATCAATCACGCCCATTGGAGCCATGGCTAAATAAGGTTATCACCAACCAGTTAAAAAATATTTTACGCAATCATTATTCCAATTTTGCGCGCCCATGCCTTAACTGTGAACATAACCAATCAAAAGAACCTGTAGCTGGGCAGTTAGCAGCCCTGTGCGCCCTAACTCCAAGCGGTCTCCAATGTAATGAATGTGATCTGTTTGCCAAATGGGAAAAAACCAAGAAGAACGCTTATGACATTAAAATGCCCCTCTCTTTAGAGTTTCATTCTTATACTAAAAATACTCTACCAGAAGATCATTTTGATATTGGAAGAGCAACCGTCGCGTTACATAATAAGATGAGATCAGGTTTGAATCATCGCCATTATTTCGTATACAAGATGCTTTTTATAGATGGCATTAGCGAGGAAGAGGTTGCCCGTATCCTTGGGTACAAAAGCAATGAGAAAGGAAGAAAGGCGGGCTACAAACAAATTAAAAATTTAAAAAACCAATACAAGAACATAGCTAAAAAAATAATTCAAAAGGAAGATATTTTTTATGAATAAGAATAAATAAAAAAAAAAAAAAAAGGAAAAAGATGG